ATATATGTATTTAATAAAGATTGTACTTTAGTTTCACCAGTGCTTATAGGAGTAACATCTCCTGCAAGTTCAACTAACTTTGGGTCTTTATCTATTTTAAAAAATGGGTCTAACAAAGCAACAACTTGATTAGATGATTTAGTTGCAGACCAAGTTCCACTAGCCCAATTTTTTGCAATATACTCTGCAGCTTTATCAGATATTTCTCCACCTAATGTTGTAGCTTGAGTTTTTACAGCGTTAAAATATTCAGCTTTTTTATCTTTATAACCAATAGGATTAGTAGCTCTTTCTATAGCACCATTATATGCTGCTTTACTTAAATTATATTTTGTAAGAAACTCTGCCATTTGTGCTTGATTAAGTTCATAGCTACCTGTTTCTGCAAAATTTTCTTGCACTATATTTAGATAATCACTATCTTTCCACCAATATAACTCGTCTGCAATAATGCTCATATCTTCTATAAACGATTGCACAGGACTTATATCTACTAAATCTGATTTTAATTCTGAGTAACTACCTGCTGATACTATCTGTCCACCAATACTTAAATTATTAAATTGGTTTAAAGATACTTTAGTATTAGGTAATGTGTTAACAATTTCTTGTTTTAAAGCACCACGTTGTAGTTCTTCATCTATATCAGTAACAACAGATACTTCATTTGCAGGTACATGCCATAAAAAGAAAGTACCAGTAGCATCTTCATACCCCATAAAGTATGCAGTATCAGTTCTACCACCTTCTGTTAAATTACCTTCTTCATCTGCTTTAGCACCTTCAACTACTATTATCTGTGTACCTTTAGGTCCGTAAGTTATTTCACTCATCTATCTAACATCTTTCCTACCCAACTATAAGAGTTATATTCTTTTTGTTTAGGCATTGAAGCAATTTTTTCTGCTACTTTTGCAGTCGGTGATATTTTAGCTGTCATCTGTAAATTTTCTATAACTTGTTTTCCATATGTTTTACTATCTACTTTACCTTTAAATCCTGGAATAATCATTGGCATAATAGGTTGTAATGCTTTTTGTACACCTGGTTCTATTAATGCCATACCAATTAAACCTAACTCATAAAAATCTAAAGCATCTATACCACCAATTAAAACTCTTTTTAATCTATTTTTTATAGTTTGTTTAATTACTTTACCTGTAACTGGAGTGTCTGCTACTTTAATGTTTTGTGTATCATCAATTAAATTGTCATAATAATCATCAATCATTGCTTGGTCTGCTGAAGATTGTGCTTCATAATAAGAATTTATCATTTCATCAGTAGGTTCTCTTGCTGCTAAATCTGCATAATAATCGTCAATATCAGGTTGTACATCTCTCATAAATATTTCATCATCAGTTAAAGCTTTTTCTAAATCAAAATCTTTATTTCTTTGTATAACTTCGTCTTGTTCACTTAAAGATAACAATGTGTCATCAGTTTGTGCAGAAGGGTCTACGCCTCTTGATGTATTATTATTTAACCATTCTCTAGCAGATTGAGATATTGTATCATTATCTCCTACATCTACAAATGATTGTGCTACATCTACTGTATATAATTTTTTTATTTCATCTATTTGTGCAGATGTCATAGTTTTAGTATCAGTAATATAATCTTTACCATATTTTTCTCCATACCATTCTGCTAGTTCTTCTTCAGTTAAACCTGACATATGGTTTTCAAATTCTTCCATTATATTTGTCCTAACATAGCTTCAATTAATGATGCCTGTTGTCTTCTAGCTGCATTACCTTGTTCTATAACAGATACTTCTTTTTCTAAATCTTCTTTTATTTCGCTAGTTACTGCAGCTTCAGGGTCAGTTATTTGAAATATATCTGTACGTAGTGCTTGTTTTGTAGGAGTAACTAACATATCATCAGGCAATCCTTTTATAGCAGGTACTTGTTCAAATATATTATTAGCTCTAACTGCTTTTTCTAAAGCAACTAATTGTTTAAATCTATCAGAATATTTTTCTGCTAATGATGTTGAATATCTATTTAATTCTTTTTGTGTTGCATCTCTAGGTACTATTTGATTAACTACTTCATTTAATGTATCTTCCATTTCATCAAATGTAGGTACTGAATATCTTGCAGCTAATGTTTGTAGTGCTTGTTCATCTTCAAGTTTCTTTTGTAATTCTTCTTGTTTACGTACATCTCTACCTACACCTTGTACAGCTTGGTCTAACATAGCTCTAGCAAATATTATTTCATCACTTTCGTTTTCTAAAAAGCCATATTGTCCATCTTTATACTGTTGTATAAGTGCTATACCTTCTTCACTATCTATATTTATTTTAAAATTTTTGTCTGCATAGTCCATTAATATAGACAAGACTTGTTCTGTTTTTTGTCCAAACTGGTCTTCATCATCAAAATAATCTGTAGGTACAACACCATTTCTAATTAAATCATTTTGTAATCCACCAATTATTTCAGGTGATATTGTTTCGTTATATAGTGCTGTAAAACCTTTAGGAAATATAGAAGGTAATTTTATTTGGTCTAAACTGCCTGTTTCAGTGTTATAAGAATAAAATACTCTTTCTCCTGTTAATGCACCTAAATCAAATCCTGCTTGTTCAAATGCTGCTTGTACACTTTCATCAACAATATTTTGAACTTGACCTTCTTCAACAAGACCTTCAGCTCCTGTGTCTTGTCTCAATACTGCTATTTCATCTATAATAAAATTAATAGCTTCTTCATCTTGTGTTTGTAAAGCAGCAACTACTCTATCATAAAAACCACCTAATGCTTTTCTACCTTCAGCACTGTCTATTTCGTCAACAGTTATTCCGAATGTATCAAATATTTTTTTCTCTAACTCAGTCATTAAATATACCCATTACCTCTGTATCGTCTCTAAATAATCTACTGTAAACACCTATCCAAACGTATTTAAAATCAGGATACTGCTCAATAATTGACTTAGCAATTTGTGCAACACCTAATCGTAATGCTTTTGCTTGTGTATCTCCACTTGTTAACCACCATTCAGGATTGTCAGTAGGTGACAGTTCAGCAGATATTTCTGCTGCTTGTTCCCATACAGGGTTAAACTCAGCAAATGCCTTACCACTTTCTGTAGTCATTATAGTATCATTATTTAACCATTTATTCTGCATTTCTTCTAATACTACTTTTGCTTTTACTGGGTTAATTAATCCATAATCTCTTTGAAATCCTGGTAGTTCGTTAATTAAATAGTTTCTATAAACACGTAATAATACTGTTTCTTCTTTACTTGTAAGACCCATAGCTTCTACTTGTTCTTTAAATGCTGTATATCTAAAGTATCCTAATGTATCATTTACTTGCCTTTGATACTGTTCAGGGTCTAATGTTTCTATATCACCTTTGTTAAATGCGTCATACATTTGTGCATAGTTTCTTTCATCATAAGGACTATCAGGTAATACATAGTATTTAGACAATGGTACTGCGTCTAATACTTCTTTGTTTTCTGATTGAAACTCCATAACTCTATCTGTAAATGATTGTCTACCAACTTTAGATTGTGTCTTAGGTGCTGTTAACCAACCATGTTCTATACCATATATAGATACAAACTCGTTAAATGCTGCAATATTATCATTATCATTTGCGTCAATTAGTTTTGTATATTCTTTTGCTAGTTGTTGTGTACCCCAATATTTACCATTCTTGTCTTCTATATAGTATCTTGGTGTCCAACCTGTAGGTAAAAAGAACTGTGATATACCTCTAAATAAATATAACTTAGATGCTTGTAACTTAGAATACTCAAGGTATGCCTCATCAACTGTAAGTCCTCTTTCTAAATATCTATCTAATTTACCTTGTTCTGCAAGTGCTTTATCTCTACCAACAGCTTTACCATACTTATATACATCAATAGTTGTAGATGCACGTAATTGTGATGCTTCATCTCCAACACCAACTGCTGCTGTAATTTTTTGTAACCATGCAGGCAAAGGTATAATATCTTTTGCACTTGGTGGTCCAAACTCACCATATAATAATCCACGTACTTCATTTCCTAATCCGTGTCTTGGTAATACTTTGTCAGCAAGTACACCTACATAAGGTAATGGTGCAGGTATAAATCCTTGTCCTAATAAGTTTATTCCTTGCACAAATCCTTTAGGTGCAACTCTTACATCTGATTGTTCTCCAAATATAGAGTTAGTGAGAAAGTCAGAACCAGGGTATACAAACATTTCACTACCACTACCACTAGGGTCAGGTGCAAAGAAACCTTCACCTGAATAACCAACAGCATCAGAACCTCTAGCACCAGTAACTGCAAGTTGTGCTTGTCTTGCTCTATATGGATTATTTATAAGTAACTTACTCCATGTTTGTGCAAGTTCAAACCATACTTCAGGGAATGGGAATATGTTTCTAGTTATATCAGATATTAAATGTTTTTTAGATGCGTCATATAATAATTGTTTAGTTGCAGATAAACCATATGCTTTACTCTGTACATTTGCTAAATCATAATCATCTATCTTACGTACTGCAGTTATACCTTTTTGACCTTCTAATTCTTCTATAAGTTTTTTAGGTATCTTTGCTTCTTTAGCTTCACCAATAAATCTAACTTGTAAATCATCTGACATACTCCCAAAGTTATCACTTATCCATTGCCATCTATATTGTTTGAATACAACAGACCTAGATAAATATGCATTAGGTTTTGTCATTAAATGTTTAAATGCAGTATCAACCATTATGTCTAATCTATTTTCTATTTTGCCTAAAAATCCTGTAATTGGTGGTTGTGGTTTATGATATTTAACTAAACCAAACTCTACACCTTCATCTACAAAACTAGACAATCCTTTATATATTTTTGCTAAATGGTCTTTACCATATTCTTTAGTTACATCATTAATAAAACCTATTTTTGTACCACTAGGTGTTTCTAACTTACCTGTCCATATAGCTTCACGTAATCTAGCGTCACCACCATATGCACCAAACTTATAACTATATTTATCTCCTGAAACATAATTAACACCTTCTTTTAACAATTCACCTGTCTTCATTCTTATTCTTGCTTCTACAGATGCTAAGTATGCGTCCATATCATTAGTGTTAGTAAGTAATCCTTGCATTTTTTTACCACCTAAGCGTGCTAAATCTTGTCTTAGTGGTAATGCAGCTTTACTTCTAAACCATGCTTTTGATGCGTCATTAAAACCATTTTCAGCTAAGTATCTAGCTATAGGGTCATTACGTAATTGCATAAGCTCAAATGCAACACCTTGTATATAGTTTTCTTCACCTTTTCTAAGGGCAACATAATCTCTACCCATCTTACCTGCTTTAGTAGGTCTACCTCTTAATGCTCCTGCAGTCCAGTTACTGTTAGTAACTTCTGCAAATTCAAGACTTTCTCTAAGTTTTCCACTATCTACACCACCTGCAGAAATAATATCTTTACCTTTTATATTTACATTATGACCATGTGACCTAGCCCATATCATGTAATCTGCAGGGTGAGTAAACATACTGTCTACACCTGCTGCTGCCATTCTTAAACTTTCTTCTAAGAAAACTCTAACAAACCAAGCACCTCGTAAAAGTACTAATGGTTTAAATAAATTACGTGTCATATAATCAAGTGTTAATGTATATGCATCATCTGTAAGTCCTTTGCTAGGAATTAAACCTTTAAAGTTTGTATCGCCTTTTAACAACTGAACAGCATTTTGTTTTGTATGTCTAAGGTTTGCTCTAAGTCCAGTTTCAAATTCATCACCATATGTAGTAAATACTTTGCCCATAGCTCTGTTAATTAATCTGTAATCCATAAGTGGTGCATATAATTCAGACCCTTCTGCTAATAAATGCAGTGAAGGTACAAGCATTTCTACTTTTTCTCCATTAGGTCCACGTTCAATTATTGTTTCTACAACATCACCAACAAATGGCATGTTGTCACCAGTTAAGCTATCTACAAAATATTTTCTAATATCTGCATTTGTTTCAAATATTTTTTTAGCAATCATAGTTGCAGGTAATCTTTTACCACTAGCTTTAGCTCTTGCTTCGTCTCTTACTATTTGTTGATATGCAAATCTTTGTATTTCTTCAAAATTACCATCTTCAATATCTATAAGTTCATCTACTATAGGTTTCATTTCATCAAATTTATAACCAGTAGCTTGCATATGTGATATTAAATTTTTAACTGCATTGTGTCTGTTTGTAAAAGATAAACCTACTTCGGGTGTAACACTTAATGTTTTATTCCAATATGGTTTTAATCCTGAACGTAATGTAGCACTAAAGCCCATAAGTTCTGCAAAACTGTCTGTTGCTACAGGTTCTTTTCTAAGTACGTTTATTGCACCTTTAACACCACTACCTAAATAACCACCAATACTTCTAAATGCAGCATCTTCTTTACCTATAGCAGATAATGCTCTACCTGCAGTTCTTTTTACAATGTTTTGACTTTGTAATAATTCTTGACCTGTAAGTGCAGATTGTCTTAATACAGCATTGGTAAGTCCTGATTGTTTACCAGGCATTTGTGTAATTACACCTGTATCAAATAAATTATCTAATATATCTCTAACTTCTAAATAACTTTTACTATCTGCAATTTGTTTTGCTACTGTATGGTCAAGTTGGTCTAATCCTGGTGTACTCATTATTTTTGCTACGTTATCTTCTTCTGTTAATGCACGTGTTACATTTCTACCAAAAGGACCATTCATTAAGTCTCTTGAGGTATTTTTAAATAAAGAATTACGTGTACCACTAATTACACCTGCTTGTTTGTAAAGTTTACGTCCTGCTCTAAAATCTGCTTTATCTTCAGGTGATAATGTTCTAATTAACTGACCATTACGTCCTGATATTTTTACAGGTTTATCTACAAATGGGTCAACACTATCTCCTAATGCATCTATGTTTCTATTGAATGTATTTAAATAGTTATCTACTTTTGTTGCATTTCTTGTATCAAGTAATTTGTCTACAGTAGTTGCAGCTCTACCTAATTTACCTAATGCACCAATACCTTTAGCTAATGGTAAATCTGCACCTAACATTGCACCTGCATCAATAATTCCTGACATAACATTTGCAGCAGTTGTACCTGAAGGTATTACATTGTAAGTAATTGCTCTACCTGGACTGTATGGTTGTAATACTCCAGTATCTAAACCTCTTTTGTTTCTCCACCAATTAGATACACTAAACCAATCGTTAATATTGTTAGGTTGATAATCAGTAGTACGACCTTCATAAAACATTATTTTATTTGGGTCATTTAAAGATGTGTATTCTTGTATTCCTAATGCTTCATTTGCTTTTATAGGTGTACCTATATTGTCATAAAATATTTTTCTTGCTTCTTTTTCAGAATATCCCATATCAACAAGTCTGTGATAACGTGCATCATCTTCTGCTAATATGCTTTCAAATAAAAACTTTCTACCTTCTTTTTGATAATTAACAGGATTACCTTGTAGAGCTTCTTTGTAAGCTGCCCAAAACGCAGTTTCTCCTGCCATATCTCCTGCTTCTTTCCACATATTTACATAAGAACGTAATTCACCCCACATGTTTTTATCTTTTCCAATATCAGGAACTGTTGTGTTAGATACAAACATTTGTAAATTAGATTGTGCTTCTTCAGGTGTATAACCTTCTTGTAACCATTTATCATAAAACATTAAATCAGCAACATATTTTTGTTGTCTGTTTATTTTACGTATTTTTTCTCCTGCACTTTCTATTGCAAGTAAAGCCCATATACCTATCTCTGCATCTCCTGATAATGCTTTTTTAAAATTTAAAGTCATGTCTTGATGTTCAGGATATAAATATTCTCCATTAGCATCTGTAGATGCAAGCTCCCATGCAGTCTTACCTGCTTCTGCTTGTTTAACTGCATACTTATCTGCAATATTTTCTATTGCAGGGCTTTCAGGATTTACACCTAACATTGCCATAGGAGTAAGTAAACCTTTAGGTAAATTTGGATATTTTTTACTTATTGCAATTAAATTTTTAGCTACATCTACAGTTACATTTTTTTTAAGATTTTGCCATTTAGTATTTCTAGCTTCGTTTTGTTTTAATAAATCTTCTTCGTAGACTGGGTCAGGAAAATACATTAGTTACTCCCTTGATTAATCAACTCCGATATTATTGAACTTGGCATTATTTGATACATTGCAGCTAATAACATGTTCTCATCTTCATCAATAGCTTGCATAGGTGGACTTCCTGCACCTAACATAGCTCCTTCTGTTATAGGTTCTGCAGGTCGTTCTGTTGGTGCAAATACATTTGGTATAGATACCTGTTGTTGTGCAGGTAAAGGTGCAGCTTGTTGTTGTTCTACTAATGCTTTGCCTTCACCATATGCTTGACCAGGTATTCTTCTTATAGGTTGTTTACTATTACCTGCACCACCATCTGTTCTTGCAGATAAAGCACCTGGTCCACTTACAGGAGCAGGATTACTTGGTTGCCTATATCCACCTCTACTACGCTTCTTTGCCATAATCCTCCATTACAACTATAAAAATACCTGGATACGGACTAATAACTTCATATGCTTGTTCCATATTTATTATTTGTGTATCACCATATTCTTCGTTAATTAAACTCCAAAACTCGTTTTCTATAAAATCGTCTGTCATTATACAAGACCAAATGCTTCTTGAATACTAGGTGTCTGTTGTGGCATAGCTTGAGCTATTTGTTGTTGTTCAATCATTGCCATTTGCTCAGGGGATAGCTGAGGTTCTTCAGGTGTATAAAACTGTTTAAGTATTTCTGTCATAGCATTTGGATTTTCATATACAGCTATAACTGCCATAGTTGCAGCAGCATCACCTTGTGCTGACCTAGATAGTACACTATCAAACAATACAGTTTCTGCTTTGTTTTTACGTATACGTTCTTGTACTTTTGCAATATTTTCTAATCCATCAATATTATCTTGCAAAGTTTCTACATCTATAACGCCTGCTTGTAATAACTGTAAACCTGTAACAATTTTTTGTGGCTCATCAAATCCTGCCATAACGCCATATATACGTCTTGTCTTATGGTCACCACCAATATCACTAAGTGGTTTATAGTTTTCAGAAAAAGATGTTCCATTAAAGTAACCTGCCATAGGTTTACTTTCTGCACCAGTTTCTAATGTAATAATTTCATCTAGCTCAAGTCGTTTGTTATCCATTTCAGATACACCGACTTTAATTATTTCTCTGTACTCATTAATCATAAGTGACATAGAACTATTTAATTCTGCTAGTCCTGCACCAGTAGCTACGCTTGCAGGTGATTGGGCATCATCAGTTACTGGGTAACCGCCTACAAGCCGTAACTGTCTTTCTAACCTGTCCACTTGTTGGAATAGCTGATATGGTATGTTATTCGCAGGTTTAGAAACTTGTGTACCTGGAGCTAAATAGTTTACAGCAAATCTACCTTTACGATATTGTCCGCTTTCTAGCTCACCTGAAATATTTGTTTCTGTAAATACAGCATCTTCCATAGCAATAGCTGACATAATATTTATTTTTGCCATCATTGCCATAAGACCTATTGTGTGGTCGTATTGACCTTTTAATTCGTCAAAACTAAATCGTTTCATAAATACAAAAGGAACTGTACTTAGTGGGTTAGGTATATAGTCAAACAGTTGTCTAGTTTCAGGATATACAATATATGTTCCTGTAATGTCGTAGTATTCAATAATGTCTACGCCTTGACCAGTGTTATCTTCCCAGTCTGCTTGTTGTACATTACCTCTGTCATAACCAATAAGTGATGTACTTGAATTAGGTGTAGCACCTGTTTTTTTCTTTTCGTTTGGTTTAAGAATTACATTTTTATACTCAGGATATATTTGTGCAAGTTTCCATCTAGGTACACTTCTAAGTATTGCTAACTCTTGTGGTTTTTGGTCAGGACCAAAGTTACCTGGGAATGTATCGTAGGGGTCTCTAAGTTCTGCTTGTGGATATACAAAACCATTTTTATCCATCTTGCTATTAATAACCCATGCACAATAACCATAACCTGGTAGCCATCTAGCAGCTTGTGCTAATTGTAAATTTAATCTTTGTTTTTCGTCATATGATGAAACAATACGTTCTAGTTTTTCTGCTCTAAGTCTTGCTCTATCACTTTCGTTATTATTTAAAACATCAACACGTACTTGTGGTACACCTGATATTTTTTGTGCAAGTCTATCAATACCTGATTGTAAAAGGTTTGGAGCAGGCAATAAGTCTGCATCTGCAGTATCCATTTGATTACCTAGTAACGCACGTATACCATCTGCACCACCATTTAATATTGCTTTAATTCTGTATTTGTTTAATTGTCTACTATCACTAGGAGTTCCTGCAACTAATTCTTGTGCTGCGTCTATTACTTCCTGTGCTGACTTCCTATTTAAATCTATTGCCATGGTGCGTCATTCATCTCTGTTATATTATAACCACTAAAACTTGGATTGTATTCCATTCCTACCTCTGCTAAATGTTCTTTCTGTACACGTCTAAATACTTTCATAGGAAACCAACTTGCCATTACAATATCAGTTTTATGCTTGTTTCTGCTTGAAACTGGTTTACCATCAAAGTACACTAATTGTCTTTTATAACTATCTATTTTAGCTTGACTTTCCGAATTGCCATAAGGTAAATGAATTTTATTTGCCTCAAATAATTCTGCCATTGCACCTACACCATATAGTGGGTCGTGTTTATTTTTGCCTGTAAGATGTCCTTGTAACAAAATACCTGTACGTAGTGTTAACTCTTTTATATTGCCATCTTGTCTGATAGCTGTTTGAAATCCGTTTTCTTCTATTATCCAATGTGACAAATCATATTTATGCCACCAATCACTAATTATTTGTGCAGCAGCTCTAACACCACCACCTTGTTGATTATCTATATCTATACAATAAAGTTCTGAGTTCCAGGTATCTATACCCCACAATACTGCAGCTTGATAACCACTAGCTGAAGGGTCAAGTCCTGCAACAAGTTGTAATTGTTTTGGTATTGTTCCTACAACTAAATCTGTACGTTTACAACTATCTACAGCATCAGGACTAAATATCTGTGTGCCTTGTACATACGCTTGATTAAAATAAACCATTTCAAATATTTGTCTACCACCTGTTGTTTCTGCAGCTTTCATTCTTGACATTAACCATTTGTGTGAACGTTTACTATCCCACAACATGCAGTCAGTATGTTCTTCGTGTGATACTTCAGGTAGGTCACATTCTAAATCATGTGCAGTTTCTACAATAGATGTGTAGTTGTCGTTGTTAAGTAAATGATGATATAAGTCGTCAGGGTGCTGTCTTGAACCAATTACTACTACAGCAGTATGTTCCTCTTTACGACTTGATAATGTTGTAGTCCACCATTGTCTAGTGTTTTCTCTAGCACCAGGTTGCATAGTAGTTTGGTGGTCTTCAATGTCGTCTGCAATTATTATGTCACAGTCACGAGATAATATCTTTCCACCTTTACCTACAGCTACCATAGTTGGTGATTTAATACCTGGTACTGTTCTAGTACCTACAGTAAACTGGTTAGATGCCCACATTTTTCCTGACCTATTATCAGGTTTAAAGTTTTTACCAGGTTCACAGAAATCTTCTTGTAATCTTTCATTGCTTTCAAGTTGGTCTAATACTGCAGATACAGCATTCTTTGCAATATCTTCGTTACCACCTACCCACATAATTCTTACGTTAGGGTTTTTACATATTTGATATACTGCAAAATGTATTAACAGTTCTGTCTTTCCGTGTCTAGGGGGCGACAGTATCAGTAATTCTTCTCCGTTATCTATAGAACTGATTATGTTATTTATCCAGTTTTCATGAAAGTTTGCTGTCTCATATTTTTCACCAGTCTCAGTAGCAAAGTAATTGTGCCGAAAGGCGGAAAAATTTTTTAATGATTTCTCTGCTTCCTTAGACACTTCCCAATCTTCAGCATCTAGTTTATTTTGTAGGTCTATCTGATAAGCAGCGTTCATCTTAGAGATAGTTGCTATTGGACAACCAATAACTTCTGCTGCCTTAGTAGCAGTTAGCTCACTATTCATAACTTTGTCAGCTAAACCACTATCTACATACTCTTGATAATACTTGCCCTTCATTGGGGTCAATGCAGAATATTTACTATTTATAGGTTTGTCTTGTTTCTTGTTATGCCTGTACTCTTTCATATACTGCCTACGTTGACATTGTGTAGAACAATACTTGGATTTGTTTGCTGTTAACCTTTTTCTACAGTTAGTAGCGTGACATACTTTCTTAGACATATATTCCTATCTTTTTTGTAAAGATTTGTGTAATGATAATTATATGGTAACATACTTTAAATTACAAACATTGGGAATAAGTAATTAGTTACAAGTAAAGTTGCAATCGGGGTGCAGAAAGCTCAGGATAGGTCAAACTATACAGCAGTAACACAAACTGAGTACTCAAGGACTAACCAAAATTTCCAATCAAACCTCACTCCCCCTATAGCCCGCTACGCTCAAAAGGAGTACAAAAACCCTTATCTGACTTACCTTTACAATGTTTTACTAGAATATTTCTTTCTACTTACATATATACAGGTGGGGGTACGCATATTAGCATGTGTGGGTCATACGCATTATGCACACGTACATATGCAGGTAGCCCGTACACATAATGCATAGGCACATATGTCATGTGCTTGTGTACACAGATGTATGCACCTATATGAAGGGGTATGCAAGTTAAACACCCCCATATGTAGTAGGTTTAAGTTCTTTGATACTGCAAGGAACTCTTAGACTATTCTATAAGAATAGAGTACAATAGAGTACACAACATATTGTGTTTCCCAATGAGACCACTAGATGTAGTGGGTATTGCCGAGAGGTAATAGTATTTAACCCCTTACTTTAGTAAGGGGATTAAATACATTAATCCGTGTGAAAAGGAGCAAAAATGACTTTCGGTTACAAAGACCCAATGAACTCATGCATATGTGCAAGCTATCAAAGTTTTGCGTGCATACACTGCGAGGTGGACATTGATTTGGCGAATGATGAGTTTTTGTTCGCTCAACGAAATATTTAGGATATTTAACCCCATACAGAGTATGGGGATTAAATACCTATAGATTGGAGTGAAAATGCAAGAATTGTTAATAGAAGTAATTAATATATTGAATAACCTTAGTTGTGCTACGAGCAGAAAAGATAGCCAAGAACAACTTTATAGATACTTAATTGATAAGCAGTTGCTTGATGAGATTGAGGGGCTTGGAGTTGGCTTGAACGATATTTAGGGTATTTAACCCCTTAACTTGTTAAGGGGATTAAATCCCTATTGCTGATGAAAAAACAAAGCATGAGCCGTAAAGGTGGAGCTTAAACACGTGTCAGCTACGTGTACCTGCGTGTGCAGGTGGACATGCCTATATGTATGTGGGGTGTGTCCAAGTGTACACACATACGAGAAATGAGAAAAAATATGAGTAAATTAGTGGCTAACGCCAATGTGACAGTGTATAACGTGCGTGATGAGAAGAATGCACCAATCCCTAACTATTTCATAGTTAAGGTTAACGAGACTAGAGAATACTTTGTTTCAAGCGAGCAAGTGAATAATGCAAGCGAGCTTACAAGTGAGAACACTGTTAGCCCAATGACTAAAAACTACGCAGACGCACAGGACATGGTCAAAGTCTTGGGTGCAGATGTGACACTCAAGCACATCACACCTGAGGGATTAACCAAAATCCGTTCAGAACGTGGCAAAAGAGCATGGGCAAAGAAAAAAGAGTTAGCTAAAGCTACAAGCTAGTGTTTATCTCGCACCCACCTGAGATGGTGGGTGTAGGATATACATTAACTGTATATTATACTGTAAATATCCGTTCTAAAGAAAAGGAAAAAAAGGTAAAAATATGAGAGTATGTAATAAATGTTATTCTTACTTTGGGCATAAAAGAACTTGCCCAAGAAGTATATATAGAAAGGAAAACATATGTGTTGTATGTGTTTAATTAATTTAGAAATACCTTACATAAAGCATAATGGCTTTTGGTATTGCGACTATGAATGCTTTAACGAGGGCGTAAAAGACGAGTTGTTTGGTGCGTGGCTTGTATTCAAAAATGCTACCGACATTTACAATGGCGAGGATTTGTTAGGAGCAGGAACATTAATTAATTAACCCCTTAATTTATTAAGGGGCTTAATTAATTAGATTGGAGATTTTATGAGTGTCCGTGTAAGTGGAAATGATAATGACATGTTATGCGATAATTGTAGACAAAACAATTATGCACGTGTAGGCATACATAGCAATGTTAAAAGTACTGTACACGTAATGGTGATGTGCTTTTCATGTAATTATCAAACAGTAAAAAAGTTAAGTACGAAAAGGAACTTATGACATTACACGACAAAACTTCCCCACGCTATCACGCAGGATACGACTTTACGTTTCCTAAAGAGATATTTAATTATCGCAGTGATTTGTATGAGGAAGTAAAACGAATACATAAACAAAAGAAACGTACATACGACCTTGACGAGTTCAAGAAACGTTTGTATATAGATTAGTGTACAGTGGTGTGTCACCTGATGCACCACATACACGGAAAGTGAGAAAACAAAATGGGCGAAAGAGCCAATATTCTGTTATATCAGAAACGTGACCTTACACACGTAGTGAACCATAGTGGTGAGGATTTGTATAACTACAGTCCTGTCATCTATACACACTGGGGTGGGTATGAAATCAAAAACGTTGTGCAAGAAGTAGCACAACATTACAAAGAATATACAGGTGACGCTAATTGGGAAGTAGATATGCGTACAGAAGTTGAACGTGTGTTTCCTAAATTACTTGTTGCTTGTATTAAAAACGGATTAGAACCAAGCGTATTCAACTTTGACATGCTTAAGTTTAAATACGAGTTGCCGAAGGGTAATGACATGCCGATTGTCGCAGATGATTGGGGTACATTACTTGTAGATATTAATTCGTGGTCTTATGAAACATTAGAATACGATTGGCAAAAGGAGCTTACATAATGGAAGAACTTATAAAGCTACTTGAAGATAGACAAAACGATAGTGAAAAATATTGGAAAGAGCAATATCCTGAACAGAAATCTATATCCAATGCACAGGAAACTGATAATGAAAGTTGGGAAATAGGTTTTTATGCAGGTTTGCAGTTTGCAATAGATACTATGAAAGAAATAAATACCAATGTTTAGTGTGCAAGGATTATTTATAACCTTTATGTTCGGTGTATTGGTGGGTATGACTGTATTCACCATTATGTACATGTTCAACGAGATAAAGAACAATCGTGCAGAAGAAGATAAACGTGCAAGACTAAGCGAAGATTTCATGCGTGACTTCTTCAGGGATAAAGAATAATATAATTTAACCCCTTAATTTATTAAGGGGATTAAATTATATAGAAAGGAGCTGTTGTGAGTTGCAAACAAGGCGTTTCACGATATGCGAAAGACGTTGATAAAAATGATGAGCTTATTACCATTGGGCATAAAAGCGTTCCCGTGATAGCTGTTAGCCGTGCGTTTGGTAAAACAACAATTACGTATGGGGATACGAATAAACCAACGCAACAAGTGTTCGCTGATAACGACAACGTTGTTATCAATGAAAAGATTTATCGGCAACGCATGAAACCCAACAGGTAAAAGCTATTGCATACACTCTCCATAACCTTGTACTGTGATACAAGGGGGTGTGTGCATAGCTTAGTGTCTATTGTGTGTATCTAATTTCCCTGTTAGTACGTATATATACCACACATGGTAGGCACTAAGCTATCTATGTAGGACGAGAAGATACATTTTATGAGAGTGTTGATGAAAAGCAAAGTCTGTAGGTAGCTTGTAGCACATAATAGTCTAGGTATACCATAAACAAGCAGACTTCTTTGTGTGTTACAAGCTGTCTATAAGAAAGGATAGGTGATATATATGTTACCTGACGGCATGGTTCGTAAAGAACCACCAAGCACTACGCAACGTGGTGGGCGACAACCTAAGATTTTGTCACAAGACAAGGTTAAAGTGTTGTTAAACAACCCAAACACGTGGTACGTAATTGCTACACAAGATACATGGTCTAGTGGTGTTGTGCAGAATATACAAAGCATGACACAACGGAACATATCTCACTTGAAAGATAAAGGGTCTTTTGAGTGTAAACAAAGAAGAAATGAAAATACGGGTGTGGACTTGTTTTGCAGGTTCGTACCGAAAGGATAAATACATATGAGTAAAAAACAAACATGTTGGGATTTAGCCCAACTCGTAATCGGTAATTCAAACAGAGTACTCTTATACGGACCTCCAGGTACGGGTAAGACACACACTGCTGTGAAAGAGAATACACCATTGAACATCAATGGAGAACCAAACGTATTCCAAATCACCATGACTGAAGAAAGTTCAAGTGCAGACTTAATGGGCTTTTATCAAATAGGTGATAATCAGCAGTTTGAATGGCATGACGGCATAGCAATTCAAGCATGGCGTAATGGTGGTAGGTTAATCATCAATGAGATTGACCACGCTTCACCTGACGCTATGACATTCTTGCATGCAATACTTGATGACAAATCCATTGCAGGTATCACTCTCAACAACCGAGAGAAAGAAACTGTACACCCTGCAGAAGGATTTCAAGTAGTTGCAACAAGTAATGCTGACCCCGAAAGCTTACCTCAAGCAGTCAAGGATAGATTTCCTGTATCTATATACATGGATAGTATCAATCCAAAAGCACTTGAGAAGTTTCCTGAGGAATGGCGTGAAGTCATAAACGATACTGCTACAAATAATGAGGAGTATGAACGTATCTCTGTTCGTAAATGGGAAGAATTTTTCAGACTTACAGATGAGCAAGGTGTGGATATGGACGTTGCAGGGCAACTCGTATTCGGTGATAGAAGTGAGGAGTTACTTGACGCTATCAAACTTGCGAAAGTAGAGGGATAATGTCATACCTATATCATGTAGGTGAAGCGTCAATGGACGAAAGACATTGGTCTATATCGTCTCCACGCATACTTACAAAAGCAGAAGTAACAGAGGCATTTTGTAACGCTGACTTTGAAATTGGACAAAAGCCACAAACGATTGGACTTGACACAGGTGTTGAAGTCACAGTTGTATTTGAGGGTATTGAGTTCGGTGATGACGGACATGTTAGCTTATATCATGGCGAAATTGCAGAGGAAGAATAATGTCTATGAGCAATGGCTATAAAGACATGTCTACAGATGAACAAATAAGACACACTCTGTGGAGATATGATAGAGCTATGATTAATTTTTACGATATGAAACGTGAAATGAAAAAATTGCTTAACAGGAAGGAAAAATAATGAAACATAGACCTTTTCCCGAAATTGTAACGGGTGAACACGATTGGGAAGTCTTTGAGGACACTGAACGCCCTCGTACAGACATGACTAATCGTAAGATGTATGTTCCCTTAGATGATGATTGCCCACGTTGTGGGTTACAACATGGTCGTATGGTTCGTAGACACGAGCTTGGTCATGTTAAATGGTCACCAAAGTCTATGGGTAAATTGAAGAAAAACGTTGTGGAAGAAGCAGTACACCTGCTTGAAGAAATACGTATCAACACTTTACTCACAAGAAATTTTATACCAATGGACGAGCCACACAGATGTCTTGAAGATGTGAAGATGTTTACAAGACAACTTGTTGAGAAAGGTAGTATTGCAGAGATACTCAAGTGGTGTCTTGCAGGTACATTCTATCGTGACCATGTAAGAAGTTGGTTTCATGCAAATGCGTATTACCACCCTAACTCAAATAGTGCAAAAATGAATAGGCAAAGTTCTAATAGTGTTAGTCATGAGTTAGAAGCAACTCTTGAAGCTATGTATGATTACATAGATAGCAACACTCTTACAATGGGTAGGATAAAAGACCTTGAGTATGTGATTGAAACTACTAAATACTTTCATGAACGTATGGTAACTATTAGTACTAACTCAAGAAAACTTGCTAGTAAGATATCATTCCAACGTGTAAAGAAATATGCAGAAGAACTATCTGACATACTCAATATGTTCAATCAAAGACCCGAAGAAGATGAGGTCATGCTTGAAGCAGAAGCACAAAAAGAACTTGAGGAATTGCTTGAAGATGAAGAGCTTGAATTATCTCAAGAGCAAGCATACAGTGAAGCAGGTCTTATTGAACCTACAGATATAAAAGAGTTAGCAAGACGTAACAAGAAAGATGAGTTAGAAGTACGTGTTAAGTGGAACAATTCCAAACACAAACCTGTATGGGGTGAAATGGAAATACATACACCACCATGTACAATAAATCTATCTAACAAGCTACGTCAAGGGTATGTAAAAACACCAAAGGAATACGGACAAACACCTAATAACTTACAACGTTATTGTGTAGACAAAAAAGTCTTTTCCAAAAAGACTAAAGTTTATGGTGGTACTGTTCTCATAGACGCTTCGGGGTCAATGAACTTTGATGGTGATGACATACTTGAGATAATGAATGAAGTTCCTGCAGTGACTATTGCTATGTACAATGGTATGGGTCGCTTTGGTAACTTACGTATTATTGCAAGAAATGGTCGTAGGGTAGATGATGCATACATTAATTATCATTCAGGTAGAGGTAATGTCATTGACAGACCTGCACTTGAGTGGCTAGGTAGACAAGAACCTAAACGACTATGGGTTTCAGATATGTACGTTGTACCTACAAATGAAACATCTCGTCAAGCATTAGATGAATGCCTTGATATTGTAAGAAAGTATAACATTACAAGACTTGCAAACATTGATGAGGTAAAGCTATTCGCTAAACAATTAAATGTACTAAAATGAGAATGGTTATGTTATCGGGCAACCGATACATGTTTCCTTTCGCATGTAGTACATAACAAGTAAGTAAGGAATAGAGACGTAGGAGAGCTACGTACGGGTTGTTTTTCTTTGTAAGTACTTCAAGAAATACAAACTTGCAAGATTTGTTCCCTTCATGAACACCTTATTTACGTTTATCTATATTTACCTATATTCGTCTTAGCTTTATGCTAGACTTATCTCATGGTAGATATAGATAAATTACTAGAAGAAGCCGAGCATGGTGAAGTTGGTAACTTTGTAGAACGTAAAATTACTGATGAAGCTATGCCGTTTTGGAAAGCTATAGTTGAGCGAGTACAAAATGGTAATGACGTAAAGCCATATCGTATAGTTAAGATACTTGAACGTGAGTATGGTATCAAGATAAGCGATAGTGCATTACGAAGATATTTACGAGGTCTTGCGAATGGTAAATAAAAACTTAGCTAAATTACTTGCAGAAGCAGAGAGCGAGAAAATACTTGAGCTTGAGCAAGCTAACATAAAGCTATTAAAACAACTAGAGAAATCTAAAAATAAAACACAAGCACTTGTTGACGCTGTGTATGACGCAGTTAAAACAAGCATTACGACATATCGTGCAGGTAAAATTCCTAAACCTACACTTACTACGAAGAAAAGTAAGGGTGAAGAAATTGCCTGTGCAGTATTGAGTGACATTCAACTTGCTAAAGTTACACCAACATACAATACGGCAGTAGCTGAAGAACGTGTTGTGCAATATGCACATAAAATAGTTGAACTAACCAACATACAAAGACAAGCAACCAATGTTACGAAGTGTGCAGTGTTTGCCGTAGGTGACATTGTTGAGGGAGAACTTATATTTCCTGGACAAGAACATCTAATTGACGCTTCATTGTACAACCAAGTAACAGTTGACGCACCAAGAATATTGACACAGTTCTTTGACATATTGTTAGCGAACTTTGAAGAAGTAGATGTTCATTGGGTTATTGGTAATCACGGACACTTAGGTGGACGTTCACGTAAAAACTATCACCCCGATAGTAATGCTGACAGAATGTTAGGCAAGATTATGGAGATGATATATGCAAAAGAAAAACGTATTAAGTGGACAATTCCCGACAGTACAGGCGATAATCATTGGTTTGATATTGCAGACTTAGGTGAAAAGTGCAGGTTTTTCTTATGGCATGGTGATAATGTACGTGGATTTGGTGGTTTTCCATGGTATGGCTTTGGTAAAAAGATAATGGGTTGGAAAACATTAGCTAGTCAAGGGCTTATGCCCGACTTTAACTACGCTATTGCAGGTCATTTTCATACACCAAACACTCAATACATTAATGACGTACGACTATGGATAAATGGAAGTACAGAAAGTTATAACACATACGCACTAGAACAGTTAGCAAGTATGGGAGTTCCATGTCAATACTTACTATTTTGTAAGCCAAAGCATGGAGTAACTGCCGAATACCTTGTAAAACTAGGTGATGTATAACTATAATGGATAGTATATGGCAAACATAAATGTCAAGAACGAACACCAATTAGTTGGTATTGAATACTCAGGCGACAAGCCAATGTTGATATTCAAATCTAAAAGTGGAGAAATCCATTTTGAGAAACTACAACGTGGTGTTTTACGCTTAGACAAAGAGTAGAGCAATTTCTTTTACTGTTCTCTAATAGAGAGAACAGATAAAAGTAATTGAATAAAGGAAGGAAAAATTATGGCAGACAAGCCAATTAAATTGCTATCCCCTTTTCCCAAGAAGCTAGTTAAAAAAGCTCCTGCAGGAAAGTTCGGGGATTATGTACCACACGCTAATTATGTAGAAAGACTACGTGATAGTGGTGTGAAATACTCATGGGCATGTGAACCTGTATATGGTTTACACAAAGGTGAGAACAGAATAGTTGGTGCTAAAGGCACAATAACTATTGAAGACATGGGCAGTTATGACGGCTTTGGAGATATTGATACGTTCAAGTTAGATAGCCCAAAGCACAATGACGGCACCAATCTCAAAGACGCAGAGAGTGACGCATTCAAAAGAGCATGTATGCGTTTCGGTTTAGGTGTAGAACTATGGTCGGGTTCTGATGTATCAGAAGAAGAACATACTGCACTAGCAACTACAAGTGACCCCGATACAGACAATGTAATGGTTACTAAAGTAGATATGCGTAGAAAAGAAAACAAGACTGCTCCTGTAGAACCAAGACCTATTGAAGATATAGGCGAGGACGAAGCACCTTTTAGTGATACCTCTCAACCTGCTGATGATAAAGTAAAATTTATTAATCAAACTGTTGATAAGATGTTTGAGGGGGTTGATGAAAAGGTTGCAAGTTTTGCTCTTGACCTAGCAGAAAACTATGCAAAGGTAAAGAAATTCGGTAACAAATCTATGTGGACAAACAACAATATTGACCAATACCTATCTAAAATAGAATTAGGGTTATCAAGCACAGTAGCTTCTGTGAGTGATGATGATGACGTTATTGATAGAGCAGACAAATTATTAGGAGGTGTCGTGGAAGTAGTAGAGAATAACCAAAAACCTAGAACAGATTTAACATGTCCGTTCTGTAACAATTTGGTTTATGACAACAGACACGATAAGAAGTCCGATAAAAGTCCTGACTTTGTATGTTCAGGGCGTTCACCTGATGAATGTTCAGCACATACAGGTAAATGGCGTAAATCTTGGTGGCTAAACTCCAATGACTTACCAAAGGAATGGGGATTTGGTAGCTAAAAAGATTGACTACAAAAAGCAGGGGTCACGTAACAAACGCAAAGGCAGACGTAAGCAACTAGAAGCATTAAGACAGTTACAAATGCCAGAGCCAAAGTTACATCACCTGCGTGTACACGAAGAAGGTTGGAATGAAGCGTTCATTCGTGTTGAAGTCAAGGCAGGTAAACAAGTACAAACATTGTGGAATAGGTACATAAAAGCTAAAGAGCAAAATGATACTAACTTACCCAATGATGATAGACCATTTGTATTTGTTGCAAAACCTGACGGAACAAGCGAGGGGCTTGTGTGTTTTAATATTAAAGACTTAGATGAGTTCTGTGTTGCATACTCATTACATGTTAAAGGTATTAAATACAAAAAACCCAAATACCAAGAAGAAGAATGATAGAACTAATTATTGCATGTGCAGTAACTACTCCACTTACACCTGTAAATTTGGATAATTATGTTTTATGTTCTGATACGCAAGAAAAAGTAGAACACGTTATTGAGTGGTATCCCACTGTAGAAGAACACTTTGAAGTAGAAGATATATTGAAAGCTATGTTGATAATATATTGCGAAAGTTCAGGTAGAGAAACTGCAGTAGGTGTAAACACAAATGGTACAAAAGATGTAGGTTTGTGGCAATTCAATGACAATACTTGGGCTTGGCTTACACCTAAGCTCAAGATAACAAGTAATAGATATGACCCATACGTGTCAACCAAAGTAGCTAGTTGGTTAGTTTACAATGACGGGTGGCACCATTGGTCATCAAGTGAAAGGTGTTGGAATGAGTATTTTCTCAGACCCAAAAAAACTGCAAGATTGGGCTATTAGTTTAGCTAATGCGTGTGGTGGTTTTAAGTACACTAAAACTTTAGAAGTACAACCACCTAATGTTAACAAAGTAAATAAACTTCTTGATGAGTTTGTATTATCCTTTGACGCAACCATTGAAGCACGTGACAATGCAGAAGAAGAATAACTATACAAATAAGTTTGACATTGACCTTGCCAAAGGTATGCAAATGGAAGAAACTCTCAAAGAATTCTTTGAAGGTAAACGTATAGAAGTAAAATCAGAACGTCACATATGGGAAACTACAGGCAATCATTTTGTAGAATATGAGTGTCGTGGTAAACCTAGTGGCATAGCTGTAACAGAAGCAGAGTTTTGGGCATTGATGTTGATACGTGAAGATGAAACAATAGTAATGGTTTACATTGTACCTATTGAACGTATGAAAGCATTAGCCCGAAAACATTGGAATAACAAAACTATTGGTGGTGATGACAACGCAAGTAAAGGTGTCTTAGTACCAATAGAAGAAATAGGAGAATGCATATGAATGAAATATTACAGATAGTAATACTTACGTTAACTGCGTTTATTTTAGGAGTGACTTATGCCAAAAACTCATAGTCACAATCTTAAAACGTTAGTTACATTTTACGACCATAATGGTGCAAGTGACGAAAAACTGTGGTGTGAAACTTGTTGTAAAACAATATGGTATGACGAGATAGACCCACACAATATAGGAGAATACTAATGAACGATTACACATTTGAAATTGTATTTCGTAAAACAATCAAAGCAGATGACATGACAAAAGCACTTGACATACTGCAGGAGAAATACATGCGTAATGTAAATACATCTACTCTACACAAAGTAGAGCTAGTAAATAAGGAAGCGTCATGAAAATATACGAATTAGTTTATTTTGAGGACGGACAAAAATACAGTTGCTTTACTACTGATTTAGCTAAGTTAGAAGAAATGTCAAAGATGTGGACAGACAATGACATGGAAACTAAATACGATAGTATACGAGAAGTTACGTTTGATAGTCTTGAAGACATACTTAAATACATGAATGAACACATGGCTAAGTATGATAGTGGCACTCAAACAAATTCTTGGTTTAAAGCTAATAAACTAATATGACATTTATGAAAGAAGAATATAAACCCCTACCCTCTATTGTTTACTTAGCAGAAAGTACAATAGAGGGTTTTGGTATATTCGCACAAGACATAATACCTTACGATACAGTCATAGGTGTAACGCACGTAGCTCATGACAAGTTCAAACATGGGTGGGTACGCACACCATTAGGTGGTTTTTTAAACCATAGCGAGTTTCCTAACTGTAAATACAAATACGTAGATAGAGAAATCAAAGCTCTTGTAACTGATAAAGATATTATGCCCGAAGAAGAACTAACTGTTAAATACACTCTGTACGAAGTTCTTACAAGATGACGGACAATCTATCAGAAATGCGAGAAGTAGCTCTTAAAAGGGCTAATTACGCCTGTGAGTGGGCATACTGCACGGATAATAAATGGTTAGAGCTAGCACACATAAAAGGAATTGGTATGGGTGGTAGTAAGAAACGTAAGTTTGACCTAGATAATGTAGCTATTCTTTGTAAACATCATCACGATATCTATGACGGCAGACAAAGAGTTGGTACTAGCGTAGCGTATAGAGAACTACTAATGGGATATTTGCAACGAGAACCTACTTCTTCTTTGTAGCTCTACTCTTTTGAACCTTTTTTAAATCTATATAACGACCCTGCTTATACGCTTTAGCAGTGTCTTTAATCTCTTTAGCAACAGATGATTTGCTATTCTTTTTATTTTTAAGATACTTGGCAGGTACGCCTTTCTCATATTTAACTTTTCTTTTTGGCACGTGAACCTTTTTTTATGTCATTATCTTGAGGGTGACCACCCCTAATAAAACTATTAACTCTCCCCATAGCCCAAGCAGCCATGGAAGCTGACTTACTACCTGATGATAAGTATGCTCCTTGCCCTCTCCTGTAAACTTGAGCAAGCTGTCCGTATGTGTACTTGGAGTTTTTTGCTTTATTTTGTAAAGTTTTTTTGGTACTAGCATTGATAGGTTTACGTGCAGGTTTTTTCTTACTCATTTTTTAATCTTCTTAATCTTACCATTTTTAGTTCTTGCAAACTTATGAGTTTTAGTTTCTCTAATAAGAGTTCCTGTATGTCTTTTACCACCCCAAACCCATGATACTTTAGCCATTAAGTTCCTACTTTTTTTTGTGCAGCTTTGTGTGCTTTTGTAAAAGTAGAACCACGTTGCATACTATTAACCATAAATTGCATGTGTTTTTTTGTATGATGTTTAGCATGTTTTTTTAATGCACCTTGTTGTCTTTTATTTAACTTAGATACATCAACACCTTTAACTTTCATTTATACCTCTTTCTATAGTATATTACCACTTTACTTTATGTGACCAATAACGTGCTGATAACTTATCGGGGCTTCTATCTTGTGCATTATGACGTGCGTAATAAGACTTCTTACGTGCTTTATCCTTTTTACTTTTAGGATTTTTACCTGCACCACGAACCCCTTGTTGACCAAATCTAATTAACTTTACAGTATCACCTTTTTTCGCAAGTACTGCGTGTGATTTAGTCTTATGTTTAGGTGTTCTCTTTGGTTTGTTGTAACCTGCAAAACGTTCTCCACGATAAACGATTGCCATAAGTTACTTCTTTACTTTTTTACGCTTTGAAGAATAGCGTTTTTTCTTACCAGTTTTATACATTGGCATATTAATCTCCGTATCTTTTACTTATAGAACTATACTTTTTCTTTAAAGGTCTCAACGCTGATAAGTAAGCGTCAGCTCTCATGCTTAACTCATTACTTAAACGTGCGTATCTTTTAGCTTGTCTTAAAGAACTTTCACGTGCTGTACCTGAAGCTAATAATTGTTTACTAGCTTTACGCATTTCGTCAGCAACACGTAATTCTTGGATAATCTTTTTTTTAGCTTTATCCTCGTTTTGCATTTTAGGTTTTTTTTGAGCCATTATTTACTAACTTGGTTGACGCTACCTTTAGTAATTTGCTTCTTAGCATATGTTTTTACAACAGCTAATGCGGCTCCACCACCTGCTAACGCAGCTAACTGAAGTGTTTCAGCTTCTACACCAACAAGAGGGGCTACTGTTAAAGCACCAATAAACGCTTCTACGAAGGTCCATGCGGTTCTCTCTAACATATCTTTAAGGTCTGCACTCATCTTATACTCCCATGCTTCATTCCAAGGTGTCCACCCAACGTCCTTCTTGAACGTGCCATCTTGGTTTCTTTTTCTTTTAAATCTAACAAACATTATCTATTATATTTATAAATTTTGTTTGCTTGAGTTCCGTAAATTTTACTTGCTTTTTTAACTTTAGGTTGCTTGCTTGCCCATTTAGTTATATCTACAACATCTTTGACGAGCATTGCTGTACCAACTCCAGGTATTAAACGTGATGCACCTTTAACTGCAACCTTTGCACCTCTAGTAATTAATGCTTTCTTTGCAGTTGCTGACATAGGTTTGCTTGCTTGTTTAATAAACTTCTGATTTAAAGGTGATGAAGTTCCTCTTTTATATTTAGGTTTAGGTTTACCTGTGTATTCATAATATTCTTTAATATATTTTTTACCTTTATATGTTTCTCTGTAAAAAGCACCTGTTGGTTTAAAATTTTTTAATATTTTTTGTTCTTTTACAGGCATTTGACTTGGAGCTACATAACCTTTTGGTGGAGCATATGGTTTTCTTACTGTATAATTTGGGTCTCCAACTTTAAAACCTTTTGCAACTGTAGTAGGCATTGGTTTACTTGCACCTGGAAGTTTACTAAATTTAGGTCCTTTATATTTAGACCTTGCTAACTCTGCAGGTGACGCTTTATATACTTTTAAATTTGTACGTTTAGCTAATTGCTGTTTATATATTTTCTTTGGCTTACCAGGTCTATTAACTTTAAAATCACTTTCACGAATGTTTTTATAAATGTATTCATTCATAGCCGCAACTTTAGGTTTGCTAGATACCTTGTATGTTTTCTTTTTCTTAGCCATTATATAATATTTCTGCCATCTATTTTAGCACCTAACTTTAAAACATTTCCATTAATCTCTTGTAATTTCTCTTGTACGTCATCTAACTGTACAGGTGTATTGTCAGATTGCTGTACACTATCTGTCAAGTTAATTTTAGAATACTCAATAGTTACAGGGTTTCCTATAAGTAATTGTTTTGCAATCTTGTTATATAGCTTGACATATGCTTTACCACTGCTGCCTATAAAACCATCTTCGCTTACATCAAGGTCTTGTTGTGTTTCACCAACTATAAGACAACCTGATGTATGTTCGTCTGTGTTACCTGCATGTATAAGGATATAAGTAAATCCAGGTACATCTTGTAAATGAAGCATACCATAGTGACTATTGCCATAACGCTTCTTATATTTTTCATGAAATCCACCAACTGTTCTAAACTTAACGTCATACGTACCCTCAGGTATACAAGTTTCATGCATAACCTTAACTTCTTGATATTGGTCTTCAAGCGTATAACACTCAAATAAACCATCAATAAATAGTAAACCATTTGTTGCGTCTCTACCGAACTGTGTTCGTACCACCTGTAGTTTCACTACTTATCTCCGCAACAACCGCTTCCGCAGCAATCCATATTATCTCCTAGTCTCTAAAACTGATTGTTAATAACCAAACAGCTAATGTAATTATAGTAGCAAGTCCTGTAATTTGTTGTGCAGAACCAGTAAGTGTAAGCGTAGCAATAACTAAACCAACCAAAGTCCAACTAAGGTTAAGTGTTTCTTTTATTGCTTTGACAAACCAGTTCCATAGCTTGTTAATCATAGACTTCTCCTAAATACAAAAGCCGCCATACTAGCTATTCTAGTCAGAATAACTGGCACTACAACTTCTTGTGCTTTTTCTCTTTGGTCATTAGTCATGTCATCTCCTATGTTACTTAGTGTTATACCTTCAAAATCTAAATCTACAAATGTTTCTATTGGATTTTCTAAGAATGCTTCGTATTGTACTTCTGTTACAACATCAGCAAGTGTGTAGTTTTCTACATCTGCATTTTCTACAGCACGTTCTACATATTCTTCTACAGCTTCAGCTACAACTTCATCTTCTTTAACTGCTTCAGCAATAATCTCAACATCATCTTCTTCTACTTGTAATACTTCTGCAACAACTGCAACTTGTTCTTCAGATAAATCTTGTACATTTTCTATTGCTTCTTCAACAACAGCTTGTACAACTTCTTGTACTTCTTCAGTAGCTTGGTCTAAATTTTGTACGCCAATATCGTTAACTTGTTCTATAACTTCTATAACTTCTTCAGTAGTAACTTCTTCTATAACAATGTCTTCAATAACTTCTTCAACTTCAGCAACTTTAACAGCTACTTCTTCTTCAGTAAGTTCTACAATTTTTTCTTTAACATCTTCCTGTATTGGCTCAACCAAAACTTCCTCTGTAATTTCTTGAATTTCTTCATCTAGTTCCTCCTCAACTATAATTACGACAACATCTTCTTCTATAACTTCTTCTTCTATAACAATTATTACTTCGTCTGGTATTTCAATAATAATTTCTTCAAAGTCAAATTCTTCTTCAAAGTCTTTAACATCAACTTCAATTTCCTCTTCAACAATATCTTCTTCCTTAATAGGTTCAAGTTCTTCCACTTCATCTTCAAGCTCCAGTTCAAGTACCATATCATCATCATTAAAAAACTCTTCTTCGGTATCGTATTGTTCTTCATCTTCTTCAATTATATCTTCTTCTATAACTTCTTCAGGTATGTCGCAATCACCACGTTCCAAAGCAACGTCAGTAATATAACAACCATAAAGCTCTTCATTCTTTTTCCTTTGATTATCTCTCTCTACAGTACCATCTTCTACTTCAGTTTCGGTGTATTCTAATGTGCTACCATCATCATTTACTACTACATATAGCGTAGTAGTGGTTGTAGGTGGTGGGGGAGGAGGAGGTGGAACAGTAGTTGTTGTTGTAGTTGTGGTAGTTGTGGTAGTACTAGAAGTAGTAGTTGTATCAGGTACAGTTGTTGTACTAGATGTAGTAGTAGTTGTAGTAGTTGATGTATCATTACAAGTTGTAGTAGGTGCAGACCAATTTTCTACACCAACAAAAGGTTCTTGATTAGGTATATTTACATTTGCTTGTACTGTTAAATCAGAATAACTATTATCAGTATCGTTATCTGACCTAATTTTTACTCTAAAGTTTCCATAGGGATTTTCAAAATATGTTTGTAAATCTTCTAAAGAAAATACATAATAGTTCCATACAAGATTATCTGTATGACCAAATGATGTAGATACACAATAGCTATTAGTAGTTACGTCATTATCTATGTCAAAAAATATTGTATACTTTTCTGCAGGACTATCTTCGAAACCATCAGAAGTATATATACCAATAGTTAAATCACCAGTAGATGGTTCAATTGTTACTGATTGATTATAAGGTGCTTGTGTTGGTACGTGGTCTGCCCATACAGGCATAGGTATTAATAAAAAAATAGCTAAGAGTATTCTTAGCATTACATTACAATCGCTGCAACAACTCCACCTAGTGCTACAAGTAGCGTTAGTACCTTATAAAACTCTGCCTTATCTAGCTTTGCATCTAGTTTTTCTTCTAATCTGTCAAGTCTTTCAATGACCATATTAAGTAATTCCTTCTGTGTGTAGCCATTGTTGTGTGTCATTTATGGTAAGTCATCTTCCTGGATAGGTGATAACCAATCCCAATCTTCTTTATATATTGAACGATTATTAAAGTCATAATCACTTAGCTTTTTAAGATATCTAAGAGCTTCTTTTAAAAAATAACCGAGAATAAATCCTAATATAAAATCCATAAATTGGATTATATCACAAAATTTTATTCAGGTTTTGGATTGTCTGATTTAACTTTAGCTATGTGGTCTTTCCAAGTTGTAGTGCTGTTTACATTATCCCAGTACTGCATATCAAGTTGGTCAGATACAGAACCATAAGCTTCTTGCCTAGCTTGTATATAACCAAACTGTTGTGCGTCCCACTTGCTATTACCTAAATCAGTTTTAGCTTGTGCATACTCAGCATCAGTAAACTCTCTACGCTCATTGTTGACCTGTGCATATAAAGGTTTTGCTGCCTCTATTTCTGCATCAGCTTGCGTTTGTAGTTCTTCTTTTGTTGCCATAATATCTCCTATATTAACATACTTATTATACTATTACTTCTTTAAACCATATAAAGAAAATGTTCCACTATCAATGTTATGAGAACTATTTATAAAAAACTTTATGCCATTAACTGCACTTGTAACAGTAAAAACATTTCCACCTGCGTCCCCTGCTACTTGTCCAGACCCTGCCCATATTGTGGTATCAGTAGTGATAAAAGTATATTCACTAGAATTATTAGCATTAAAAATGTACAAACAACCATTTGCATTACCATCTGTTGCATGTATTTGTGCAGAGGCAACTGTCATTGATGTTGCGTTTGTTGCAGATAAATTCTCATAAGCACCACTTGTTCTAAAATGTTTTGCTGCATAATCATAATTTGCGGTACTATTTTCTGTACCACTTTCTAAAAATCTAGCTTTCATTTGTTCAGCAGTTGAAGGTGAAACATTATTAAACTTAATTAAATATACATCATAAGAACTATCCCAATCAGAGCCACCAAGAGTTACACTTGCTACTGCTGAGCTAACTGTTTCACTATCAATTAAAATTAAACTACCTGCCATTATTTAACTCCATATATATTTGCTATAATTTTTTTATAAGTACCTACTCTTTGCACACTTATTCCTGTAATTTGTTCAGCAACTTTATGAGCCATAACTGTTTTACCACCATAAAGCCCTACACCATTTGCGAAACTTGAAAACTGTGCCTTAAACAATGTATAACATGAACTTGAAAAAGGATTATATACATCTAAAGTTACACCAATTCCATCATCATAATTTGCTGGAAATAAATAGCCAAGATAATTAGCAGTTGTTGTGCCTGCAGATTTTATTTCTCCATGAGCTGTATGGGCATATTGCAGCAAAGTTGCATAACAATAATTACTACCTGTATCAGTTCCACTTGCATTAATAACTCTAAAATAGACGTAATCATCATTTGAAATTTCTGCTCCAACAAGTTGTATTTTATAAACATCATAATTTGCACTAAAGATATCTGTTAGTTCTAAACTTGCAACATCAGTTCCTACTACTTGTTTTATAAATTCTAAATTAGTAGCCATTATGAGTATTCCTTCATGCCATATAAAGAATATTCCCCGTCTGCTATGTTGCTACCATTAGACATTATGATACTTATACCATCTACTGTTGTTGCTACATCATAAACAAAACTACCAAAACTATATTTGTAATTACCACCACTATCAATGTATGTAGATTGATATGTAGAAAAACTGTATTTAGTACTATCCCCTAAATTATAAAAGTAAGCATAACCATTTCCTTTTTCATTAGTTGCATTACCTTGATTTAAAGTAAAAAAGTTTGCACTTGTTGCTGTATCTCTGCTTTCCCCGTTTGTTGGTGCTGTGTTTCCAAAAGATATTGACCTTTGATAATCATTAGCAGTAACAACTGAGCCGTTAACTTTAAATCTAAAAGAAAATTGTTGGTCATCTGAAGCATTTTTCATATTGTTAGCAGTTAAAAAATGTACATTATATTTATCTGTATTTAAAGTGTCAAAATCTACTTGTGCAACATTTGTAGTAACAGATTGAGTTTCAATTAATTCTAATTGTCCAAACTGTGTTAATTTATCTTCTTGTCTTAATGCAAGGTGGTCGTTAACACTCAATACACCTGCATTAGATTTAAATGCCTGTTGAGGTATATCGCTTTCTTTTCCTACATATCCATATTTACTCATAATTACACCACCTTATACAATGTAAAAGTGCCACTAGCTATGTTGCCACTATCAACAAATATATTTATACCATTATTAGTTTCATTTACTGTATGCACACCGCCACCCATTACTGATTGTAACTCTCCTGCACTTGTTCTTTCTGCACTTTCTATACTCATAAAACTAAATTCACTTGAATTATTAAAGTTATATAAATACATAATTACATTTCCTTGCTCATTGCCTGCAGTTCCCAATTGATTGTAATTCCAATATGTTTGATTAGTAGAACTTACTTCTGCAAAACTTGCAGCTGTTCTAGGAACTAAATAAGCTCTATCATATTCACTATCACTATCAGCAGTACCACTTGTTGTTACTCTTAATCTTATTTGTCCATTATCAGTATCTGGTAAAATATTGTTCATTGCAACCAAATAAACATCATCACTATTTATACCTGTTAAGGTAATACTAGCTACTGCACTTGTTACTGTATTTGTTGCTACTTGTACTAATCCCATTAGCTATCAACTCTCAATCCATAAGTTTTAATATTAAGATAACTAAATGCACTTCCTGTTTGAAATATATTTATACCTGTAATACTTGAAGTTTGTTTTAAAACTCCAATTCCTTTGCCACCTCTAGGATAATTAGTTGTATAAAAAGATTGTGCTTGATGTAGTCTAAAAGTATGACTTGAACTAGAAAAAGGATTAAAGAAATATACAACTGCACTATTGCCCTCTAATGCTTCATATAATCCTCTAAACTCATTAAAGTTTGTATTTTTATCTTCCCCAAAACTAGCACTTGCATTTAATTCTAAATTTGCATAATCATATTTATTTGTGTTTATAACACTTCCACTTGAATTTACTAATCTCATTTTCATAGCATTATTTCCTGCATTGTCATTATCAATAATCATTTTATAAATATCAAAATCAGCTGAAAATATATTATCTACTGTTAGTGATGATACAGAACTAGCAGTAGTTTCATTTATTAATCTTAAGTTACTCATATCTGTTTTACTCCAAAAAGTTTTATAGTGCCTGTCAAATCTGTATCTGCATAAAATCTTATTTGTGTTATTTCATCAGCAGTTGGTCTTACTGCCCCACCAAAATAACCAATAAATGCAGTACTTGTATGACTTCCAAAAACTTGACTTGTTGCAAATGTATATTTACTTGAATTACCTGCATTATATAAATACATATAAAGGTTTTTGCTATCACTATTTGAATTTCCACTATCAATAAAATTAATTGAACTTGTGCTTTTTTGTTCCCCAAAAGTTCCATCTGTTATCATAAACTGATTAGCAAGTTGATAACCACTTGAAATAATCCCACCACTATTACCTAATCTTACTTTTAAAGCATTATCTACATCTGTTGTAGTACAACTTATAAAATGTACATCATATTTATTTTGTTTTATTGAAGTAAAATCTACTTGTGATACTCCACTAAAAGTTTGAGTTTCAATAAGCTCTAAGCTACCACCAAGATGTCCTTTACTTTCTAGGTCTAAGACATCAGACATTGATAGAACACCTGCGTTCTTAACTTGTTGTTTAATACTTGAAGAAGTATCGCCTATATATCCATACGACATGGCTTACTCCTTTATGTTATCTCTAAATAACTTACAAATATTTCTACATCACTTGCTGCTGATGCTAATGCCTGAATTTTATCTCCAGTTTCTAAAACTATTTTAGAAGAACCTGCTAACTCTAAAGAAGTGTCTGCAGGAACTGACATTGTTTTAGCTATGTATGCTGTAGGTGAACCACCTGTATCAACTACTTGTACATCAACTGTTGCATCATTAACTCCGTCTACATTAGTTGCTCTAATAGAAAGAGCAATAGTTTGTGTAGATGCAGCTACTGCAGGAACAATATCTTGATTAGATGTTGTTAATGCTACATGATTTGCTTTAAATGTTTCTGCCATTTATATCTCCGTATTTCTATACTCCCATTACTATAGCACGAGCTTGACTACTTGTACTATTCGTAACAGAAATTGCTTCCATTATTAACCTAAATGGTAGTGACAATGAGCCACCTGCATCAGGTAGTAAATCTATATCTTCATCTATTGGTAAATTACCAATCGTGTCTATACCTAGACTTCCACCTTCTTTAAGTATCATTAAGATACCCATTATGACAACGCTATTACAAGTCCAAGACTTGCACCTGTAGCTTGTGCTGCATTCTGTGCATCAACATAAGCTTTAACTGATTGTTGTGATGGAGGTCTTGTAGCACTATTTGTAGACATATTATCTTCATCTATTAATGTTAAGTGTGTTGCTAAAGCAGCATGTGTATCTATTCTATCATTTACATCTACAAACACTTCAGCAAGTACTGCCATACGTACAGTAGTTCCTCCTTGATGGTTAGGGTCTGTAGCATGTCTACCCTCTACATCTCTTGTAATAGTTGTAAGTGTTTCATCAGTAGATTGTGTAACTAATATAACTTCTCTATTTGCAGAGTTATCAGGGTCTATTACTAAAAAATAATGTGTAGAACTATCACCTGAAGATGCACTAATTTTTGTAGTTCCATTTGTTGTTGGAGCATTAGTTAAAGTAACAGTTGTAGAACCACTAGCTAACAATGCAGCTAATGTACTTTCGTAAAAATTTACTATTTTAGTTTTTCTGTCTGCCATTATGCTCCGTATCTCATTATACCATAAGCTGATATACCTGTTACATGTATAGAAGTTACATCATCAAGTATAGTTTGTCTAGTACCACGTACTGTAAGTACAGCATACTGTGTATCTGAACCTTTATCAACATCTTGTATTACTGGATAACTAATACTTTCTACTACACCACGTATAATTTCTGATGGGTCAAATATTTCTAGTGTAACAGAGTTACCTTCTTTATTACGTAATTCAGAATACAATTCTTCACCTAAACCTTTTACAGTTACAGGTTTTCTAAATGGTCTTTCTACTCTATCACTAATATTTATAGGTACTTGTACAACTACTAATTCAGGTCTAGCTAATGCACGAAACTGTACAGACTTTACTTGAGGTGTTGCATTGTTTGCACCTGTTCTATTTAAGATTACTTTACCAATAATATATCTTGATACTTCAGATATTTGTTTTTCTACATCACCAGTACCACCAGTTTGTGTTAATGCATTAACAAAACTACTATCACTAGGATTATCTAATGCCTCAAACTTTGTACTAAACTCTAATTCTACAGAAGTATCTGTAGGCATAGTAAATGTAGATATTTCAGCACCTACAAACTGTTTACTTTCTGCTGTAAAGAAATCTGCTGCAGATAATATAAGATAACCTGTAGTTTCATATGTAGATGTTTCTTTATATACATCAGAACCTGATACAACTATCATAAACTTGCCATTACTTTGCGTTATTCCTTGTACATAACTATTGCCACTTGTCTGTAAATCTCTAGCCAAACCACCTGTTGGTAAGTAATATCGCCACAAATTTACTTCATTAGTTGCTTCTTTAACACCCATATATACACTATCTCTTGATACAAACATTGCATGTGGTGTAGTGTCTACACTATCTACAACCCATTCTTTTATAAGTTGTCTATTAGCAAGTACGTATAAATTATCTAAAGCTACTAACTCTGCTTTATATAAACGTCCTACATCTCTTGCAAATTCTTTTGTACCAAAAAATATAATTCCTTCAGATGCTGCAATAGAATGTACTTCTTCAAAAGGTATTTTTGTTTGCCCTTGATTAACAAATGCACCGCTTGTAAGTTTAAAAGCATATATATTTCCATCAGTACTTGATGCTAAAACTGCAGCACCACCATCTATAACTCCTGATATTTCATGTGTAGGTTCTACTTCTATTATGCTATCTGCATCTTGTAAATCAGAACCACTCCAAGTTTTATTAAATGGGCTTACTTCCCAAATATACTCTGCAGTACCATCATTACCACTTATCCATAATCTATTTTTTACAAACCATATACCAGTTAATCCACCTGCACTTGTTTGTGCAGTAGTTTGAACAGACCAAGAACTGCCATCAAATTTTATTAACTGTGAACCACTTGTACCATTTGCAGTAGTTGCATATAAACCATTACCAAAAGCTACTATACCAGTAAAGTTATGTGTAGCTCCTGATGTACCTGCTGCTATTGTTGACCAACTTGTACCATTATATTTATGTATAGTTGTACCATCAGTAACATATATATCACCATTTGTAGTTTGTGCTAAATAATTATTTGTAGCACTAAAAGATAAACTTTGACCAGTTGTTTGAAATAATAAATGTATATGATATGAAGTTTCATCATCACCATGAAATACATCTACACCTTTACTATCCCAAAATCTATTAACATCATCAGGTTTACCATTTACTCTATGTGCAGTGTCTAATCCTTGACCTGCAGAAAAATTGTTTCTTGAATATATACGTCCTAAATTAGATGTAAAGTCTTCAGGATTTTGTTTAACATTTACTTGTTGTCCTGCTCTAACATCAGATGATTGTATAACCATTTGTCTTTCAGGACCAATAGCACTTCTTAAAAATATGTCATCAAGTTTTATATCGTAACCATATCTTTTAGGGTTTGATATGTTAGAAGTATTTGCAATTCTAGGCATTACGTACTCGGATAAGTAATACTATTAAATGATACTGGTTCAGGAAATCTAGCTCTTAAATCTTTTCTAGCTTGTTGTATTAATAATTGTTGATATTGTAATAAAGCATTTCGTATTGTATTACTACTTCCAATAGGTACATTAGATACATTTAATTGTTCACTTATATATGATGCATCTATATTTGCTATATCTTTACCTGCAACTAATTGTGCAGCAACTCCTGCCATAACAATAGGTTCATATTCATTTTCTAATCCTATAGAAGCTAAAGTAGTGTCTTCATTGGTAATAGCTACAAATTTCTTTTTAAAAGTAACAAAAATAGTTTTACCTGATGTAATACCAAATGTTTGCATAGCATGTACTACTGAAGGTCCTGATGTATACGTTACTGTTTGACTAGCACCATTACTATCAGTGTATGTAAATGGATTAGGTAAGTTTACAAGTTCTACTGATACACCTCTAAACTGAGATATTGTACTGTCTTGTCCACTATCAAAATCTGTATATTGTGATATTGCTTTTACAGGAGCAACTAAATAATTATCATTAGCACCATCTAGTACATTAATACCAGTTGTTGCGGTAATTGACTTAGTTTCTACTGCAAATAATGTTGGATATAAATTTTCTATTTGGTCAGATATTGCATCATATACAGCTTTTCTAGGAAATGTTGGAGCTATTTTTATTAAATCTCCTGCTGAATGTGCAGTTTTAGTAGTTCCTCTTTGTCCTCTTTTAACAGTAATTTCATTAGATACTTGATTTAATGCAGTTGAATACATTAACTCTTGACCAATTTCTATTATTGCACCTGCATCTAATGCATCTTCTTCTTCAACAGAAAATAAATTGCCATCATATGCAATAGTTGTATCTGTATCTGATATAGCACCAGTAATATAAGAATAACTTTCTACTTTATCAGGTGCTTCTAAATATTCTCTATAAACCCTATCTACTAGGTTTCCTACTGTGGTACTCATTTATACCTTAGGAAGCTCTAAATATTAAAGTTATTTTTCTATCTGCAGCTTCTGAACCATCAGATGTTATTCTTAAATATCCTGAAGAAGCAAAAGCCCAACCACTAGGGTCTACTCTTACAACGTTACCTGCTGATACTGAGTATGTTACTTCTGTACCATCAGTTTCTACTACGTCATAAAATGCTGTTTCATCTAAAGAATAATCAAAAGTAACATTTGAACCTGTCATTGCAGCAGGAAATATAATTCCTGTTAATAACATTCCATCAGTATTTACTACTTTAGAATTACTAGCATCTGCTGATATATCTATAAGTGCTTCTTTTGCTATTGATTTACTAAAACTCATAATCTCCTACTTTAGCAGAAGAAAAGGGAGGAAGGTGGAGTTCCCCCCTAATCTTCAATATTTTATTTAGGCAATGTTAGAAATATTACAATGGTACTGAGGTGGACCGAAGTCGTATCCCATTTCCATGTATACTGCTTTACCCATTCTTGCATTATCGCCTTGGTCAAGGTCACGAATAAATACTGTGCCTTTTCCAGGAACGTTAAGAAAGACTGGTGTAACAAATGCCAAGTCTATAATGAATGCTTTACCACTTGGTAGGTAATCAGACAATGCTAATCCCATAGCTCCGAATGGAGTTACGATAGTGTCAATGTCAACACCTCCGACATTTCTGTCTCTAGGTAGAATACCGCCAGTTAAAGCACCTGATACTGTTGGGTTAACAAGTTCTTTGTTAAGGTCCAACAACATTTGTGGAGAAATAAATAATACTGGTTCTCTTAATGGAGCTCCTGCATCATATAATTTCTTCATAGCACCTGCTATTGTATCCCAATGTATTTTTTGGTCTGTTCCTGAGCCGTTACCTGCGGTGTCATTAAAATAAATGTTTCCGCCTGATAGGTCCATATGTTGGTTAATACCACGCATTTGTCTATCAGATGATGTTCCGTCAGAAAAAGCACCATTAAATGCTTGGAACTCTGCTTTCTTTGCGACAAGTTCTAATACCAACTCAAGTTGAGCTGCCATCTCATCATTAATAGGGTTAGTACCCTCTAATGATAATTTGTCAATACTGTTTTTATAGTTTGCTGCCAAGTCAAATGGCACAATTTCCCCATAAGCTGCTTGAGCAGTAAATGTTACTTGTACTGCTTCATGAAATATCTCAAGCACACCTTGTACTGCAGCACGTGAGCGACCATTAAAGTTTGGTGCTCCACCTTCTGTGCCTGGTGTTACTGAAGATACAACAGCATTATCAACAGTTTGAAACTGAAAGAATGTACTTTGTACAGCTTTTCCGCCAGTTAATCCACCAGTTGCTGATAATAGAGGAGTTCTATGAGGTGTAATTTTAAACAATTCACCTGTAAAGTTATTAATCTCATTAGCTGAGATTGGGTTAGGGGAGCCGATAGCTGCCATAACAACCTCCTACATTTTATTATGTTGTCTTATACTTAAATTATTTTTGCTTCTGAGCTTCCATCAAATTTAATTTAGTTCTGATACTGTCTTTTGCGTTACCAGTTTCAGTTACTTTTTGTAGTAACTCAGATGCATCTTGTGGTACAACTGATTGTGAACTTTGTTCAAGTGCTTCTACTCTAGCTCTAGCATCACTCTGAACTGCAGTCTCCTGTGCAGGTTGTGGTGTATCCTGTGCAGTAACACCCTCAGCTTCATAGCCATACTCTTGCTTTGCAAACTCTAAAAGTGCTTCATTATTAATGTCACCTTTATACACTTGCTTTAATGCTTTTCCAAATCCAGTGCTTGGGTCTAAGCCAATATTCTTGACTGTACTATCCATTTCTTTATCTTGAAACGAAGCCAACTTAGCTTCTAAGTCAGCAATAGTATCGTCTTTTCTTTTGATGGTTTCACGCATCTGCTTAGCTCCTGAACCTTCTTCAGTAGCATCATATTGTTCGTCTGTCATTTCGTACCTCCTCACAGTATTACCCTTGCAGATAAGCCCTGTGGACACTTATCGTGGGGCTACAGACCACACTTGACTTTAGATACTGTAGCTCTAACTAAAGTCCTTTACTCTACGATTTTAAGTACAAGATTTCAACGTAGGACTGAAATCCGATTTGCAGGTCATTAAGTGGACCACGCAACACTATACACATAGTATACACTATTCTTCTACAAGTCCAACTATTTCGCCAGTTCTTGCTCTAGCAGCACCTAAATCAGCACCACCAATTTCAGATTGTATTTCTGCTTGTATTCTTGTTAACCTTCTTTGTGAAGTAACATCACCTAAAGCTGCTTCTTCTAATGTAGATACATCTAATTCTCTGCCTATAGTTTCAGCTAATTCAATAGTAGGTTGTGCTGTTTCATATAATTGTTTAGCAGCATCTACTGTTAATCCTGCTTTTCTTAATTCTTCAAATCTACTAAATGATTGTGTAAATCCTCTAATACTTCCTTGTGCTTGTAATTGAAGTGTTTGTATATCTCCACGTAATACTTTATCTGATATATCTTTATCTACTAATGCACCAAATATAGTAGGTTGGTCAATAGTTACACCATATCGTTCTCTATATAATCTCTCTACTTCAGGTATTTGGTCTACTACTTGGTTATAAACTAAATCTACTCTTTGTTGAAACTCTGCTGCAGATACTTCTCCTGCAATTAAATCTTCAAATTTTGTTTTAAATTGTTCTGTATCTGTAATACCTACTTCAGATAATGTTTCTGCATAACTAGCTTTAGCAGACATAGCTTCTGCTTCTGACATAATTAATGAACCATCAGCTCTACGTAAAAAACCAAACTCTGATTTCCATTCAGTAGAGTTACGTGTTTCAGCAATAGCCATAGCACTATCATCATATTTAATCCAAGCATCTGCATATTTACGTAATACACTTTCAGGAAAAAATGCATATAAACTTCTAGCTGTAGCTAATGCAGTTTCAAAATTAACACCAGTACGTGTACTTGTAGTAGTTGCACCACCTGGAGACCTACTCCAACCTAGTGATAGTTTTCTATCTAATTCAGATTGCGTTTCACCTTCACGTCTACCTTCTTGTGCAGTTTGAACTTGACCATCTTTATAAATAGTTACTTGATTGTTTACACCTTCTACTATTGGTTTAGTAGCCATTAACCCTCCAAATACCCTGCTGACCTAGCTATACCAGTACCAAATGCATCTGATAATCCAGTAGCAAAGTCATTGACTGTTTTTTGATAACCACGTTCTAAACCTATACGTTTTAAATCACTTCTTGATTGTGTTTGATTATTTAATTTTATTGCATCAAGTATTGCAACATCATCATCTGCAGGTGTTATACCCCATAAATCTGCTGCTTGTGATTTGTAAGTGTTAAGAATGTTTTGCCATTTAACATCTCTATCATACATGCCATATTGCACCATTCTCATATCTTTTAATTCTTCAATAAACGTATCTTCATAACCACCTATGTTACGTATATTGCCTGCTATTTCTGCAATATCAATTTGATTATGCATATGTTTTGGTATATATGTATTTAATAAAGATTGTACTTTAGTTTCACCAGTGCTTATAGGAGTAACATCTCCTGCAAGTTCAACTAGCTTTGGGTCTTTATCTATTTTAAAAAATGGGTCTAACAATGCAACAACTTGATTAGATGATTTAGTTGCAGACCAAGTTCCACTAGCCCAATTTTTTGCAATGTACTCTGCAGCTTTATCAGATATTTCTCCACCTAACGTTGTAGCTTGAGTTTTTACAGCGTTAAAATATTCAGCTTTCTTATTTTTATAACCAATAGGATTAGTAGCTCTTTCTATAGCACCATTATATGCTTCTTTACTTAAATTATATTTAGTAAGAAACTCTGCCATTTGTGCAGGGTTAAGTTCATAGCTACCTGTTTCTGCAAAATTTTCTTGTACTATGTTAAGATATTCACCATCTTTCCACCAATATAACTCATCTGCAATAATGTCCATATCTTCTATAAACGATTGCACAGGACTTATATCTACTAAATCTGATTTTAATTCTGAGTAACTACCTGCTGATACTATCTGTCCACCAATACTTAGATTGTTAAATTGGTTTAAAGATACTTTTTTATTAGGTAATGTGTTAACAATTTTTTGTTTTA